TATCAGGTCATCCCCACAGATTTTAACGCAGGACCGTGTTCGCTTAGTGAAAACCTTCCTAAGCCCAGACATAGTCCAACTCTTCTCCCAACAACCGAGGTTGTAGATCGAAAGAATCGGCCATGTAGCACCAAGTCCCATGAGTATTCCAGACGTAGTCCAGAAATCTTCACCCGAAGCCTTCGACGGTGTGACGTGTACGCGACCTACAAGCTGAAACATGATCCTACCCAGGAACGATTCCTTAGGGATAGCCCATGCAGCCAGTATTCCACATAAGATAGCCTCAGCAATCTCAATGGGAACAAGATCGGACGCTCGCACCAAGTCCGCAGACCTCAAGACAAAGTCATGTTCCAAGGCTTTCGCCTTTGTCACCTCTAGCCCAACTCTCCAGTTCTCTATGGAAGCCGCCGGCTCGTCTTCACGCGAAGTGAGACGTTCATCCGTGGCCATAGCATCTAGAAAGAAGGAATTTACCAAACAACCAAGAATGGCATATTCCGGTGAGCAAGGTGTGACAACCCGGACCTTCTCCGATTTTTCAGCGATGACAGATCGCGTACATACGAGCGGGGCGGACCCCTTGCCTATGTTATAAACACAAGCCATCACGAGAAACAGGAACTCACGTTGACATTCCCATTGCTCCAGCGTCAGATTAAACGGTGAATCCGAATACCAATTCTCCCAAAGGAAAAGAAGTGAATTCGCCTCCACAGTGACCCCGACACTGGTCCCGTGACGTCGTAAGAAAACACCATGGGTTTTAGTTGATTTTATCGCATAATTCCCAAATAGTGCTTTGCCGTCTTCTGCCAGTTTGTTAACATCGTCCCATGACAAGGGGGTAGCCCTAAAATCGTCCGCGATCTTCCGAGCAGAAGCTTGGAGCCCACCTTTCGAGAAAGCCAATGTCGCTGCAGCCGAGTTATTCACTCTAACTATAGCGCTCACAGAACTCACTCTATTGGTAGCCCACCGTTCAGCAAACTGCCCAAAATACATCACATCGTGATTCTCTGGCTTCCAAGTCCTAGTAACGTCGGATTTCTGCATTTGCAGGGTCTCCTTCCGTTTGTCGGTACTCGGATACGGTCCACAACGACCAACTCGTGAGAGCTGGAAGATTGCGCCCCGTCCCTTCTCCTCATCGAGCCCTTTTAAGGAAAGGGCACCTCGAAATGCTAGACAATGGCCGAGGGCTCTTGCCGATCTAGTCAATCCAAATGAACGGATAGACGTAGAAAAGGACTTACCGCCTCTCTTTGCACATTGGTTGAAACTCCAAAGAATTCCAGCAATTGCAGCACTGTTGTGTCTAGACAATTTCTTTTCTTGTTTCGATAGAAAGTCCATCAAAACAAATTGCGTGGCAGGATGTGCACGAATATACCCTAATAAAAGAGTTTCGGC